TCCAACATTCTCAATATCTCACTCTTCTTACTCGTACTCACATACCCACCCCTACATAACTTTAATATTAACGACTCCATATTTTTACTCTCTCTCTTTCATTCCACTCTTCTTCAATTTTTTTTCTGCCTGCTGGCGGCTGATTTACAATAGATCATCGCATTACGACGTCGTCCCACAAAATGTATATTGTAGGCGTAAATATGTTTATGATTACAATATAAATACATACCACCTAACTGTGTATATCATGTCAGACATTCAACAAGTCGATACAGGAAATAATACAGAACTAGATAGTATTCTTGTCGAATCTAAAAACAATAAGCAAAAACGTCCGTCTATTATGGATATGATCAAAGAGAAGCAAAATGATCAAGATTTCAATCAAAAAATGGGTGTAGCAACCACATTAGTCCTTGAATTGTACAAAGTACTGATGGGAGCCATGTTAGTTATTTTCGTGCCTCAAAAATGCGGTTCGGCAATGTGCTCAATTAGTCAAAATATTGAACGCGATGATTCGCTATCTCAGTCGGCACTTTCTTTTAATATTATTACGGCTCTTTCGTTTTTAGCGCTTTATTTTGTCGAAGTAAAAAGAGAAAACAAAATGATTAATTATCTAGAGGTAAATCGTTTTACTCCAGTAGATAACGAATCTGTAGGAGAGGCACTTGAAAAATTGGCTACTGATAAAAAGCAGAAAATTTGGGATTATGACGGATATTACCAAAAATGCGGATACGTATCTACGATAGCATTCGCATTAAACACAATATTAAGTTTTATTGTTGTATATGATAATTATTTAGATAGCAAAACACTTACCGTATTTTTAACAAACATTCTCCTCATGGGACTGAAAGTAGCAGATGTATTTTCAACAGTAAATACGAAGAAGAATGTATTTTATAGTGCTTACTTGAAAAACAAGGTTCAATACAACGATGTTGATCCAGATAAACTTATGATGGATAATGACGAAGAATCTAAAGTCGAAGAATTATTACCCGAATCTGCTATGGAAAGGATTGATAACAAGGTAACCTCCGATACATCATCTTCCTCCGACAAGTCAGAACCATCAGACGTAACTCCATTTACAGATACTGGAAATGACGATTCGCTTATTGATATTACTGTTACTCCGGATAATGTATCTAATGATCCGATTACAGAACAAAAATCTGAAATTACTGAACTTACTGAATTAGTTGCTAGTACTGAAGAGGGTACTCAACCTACAGAGGAAGAGTTGGGTGATAATTCCGTTTGAGACAATTTATCAATAATAAACATTCGTTTATAAATTTTTTTACCTTCCTTGGTATATCCAGCACTTACTCTCTTTGGTGTCATTTTATAATGACACGAACGTAGTATTTGTCTAACTAAATTCAAAAGGGGCCATTTTTGATTTTCCTCAGCATTAGATTGAAGAGAAGTTAAAGCAGAAGAGGTAAATAATTGTTTCATGATGGATATATCTTCTTTGACAGAATCATATACTACTTTGTCTAAAAAAATTTCTCTGGGTACCAACATACCATTTAAATCATCAAAATTATTTATCACTATTTTACATTTAGTTAAAAAACTTTTTATATGGTCTAATTGGTCGCCATTCATCCTGTTATATTGTTTATACTAATATTATTTTTATACTTTTTTAGGTTATACTTTTTATTTTATACTTTTATTCGAATTATTTACTTTCCAAACAGTTCAGGGATACTATAATTGTCTCCGGTTTTCTCGTATTTGGCAATAATACGTGGATTTTTCACATTAGAAATCACATCTTCAGTGTCATATACATTTCCATTATCATCTAAATAATATACGATCCCCTTTATGTCAATCGCATTTACCTCTATTTTTTTAGTAGTTGATATTGGTTCTTGATCACTCATCATTCCATGAGGTGTTCCCTTACTATGAGTTCCACAATACTGACAATCATCCTTTTTACGTCTAGTACATTGTTCCCCGCTGGCTCTTTTCGCACAACATCTTTCATATACTGGAACAGTGCTCTTGACACGCTTTCGTTTCATGAAGTCGTCCTTGGTTAATTCAAAATTGTCATACTGATATACATAATTAGTCAATTCCATTATTTCAGACTGTGTTGAGGCAGTAGATATACATTGTATCTTCTCAACCAGATTCGTCTTAAATCCATGCACATAATCATTTATCTTCTTGTTTAAACGTCTCTCCATATTGTCACTATTATAATTTAATATTATTCGATTATTTTATTTCAATTTTTCATAAAATAATAGATGTATTATTGTTTCTTATAATTACACTATCGAACCTGTATTACTGATTGTTATTTATTTTGAGTATGGTAATTAGACACTTAATTTCTTTTTCAAATTCTTTTTACGATTTTTTTTTTGATTTTTTGTAAGTGGAGTAGATGCCATATCTTGCTCAACTATTTCGTCTATACACTCCTGTAAAACCTCTCGAACAACACCATCATCCGACATGTTTGTTTCGCTCGATAATATATCATCTTCCTCTTCTTCTTCTTGTTGCTCTTCTTGTTGCTGTTCTTCTTGCTCATACTCTTGCTCTTGTTCATACTCTGGCTCTTGTTCATACTCTTGCTCTTGCTCTTGTTGCTCTTGTTGCTCTTCTTCATACTCTTGTTCATACTCTTGTTCATACTCTTGTTCTAGTTGCTCTTTCTCTAGTTGCTCTTGCTCTTGTTCATACTCTTGCTCTTGCTCTTGTTTCTCTTGTTGCTCTTGTTGCTCTTCTTCATACTCTTGTTCATACTCTTGTTCTTGCTCTTCTTCCTCTTCTTCTTGCTCTTCTAGTTGCTCTTCTAGTTGCTCCTCTTCTTCTTCCTCTTCTTCTTGCTCGTCTAGTTGCTCTTCTCGTTGATGTATCAACATTTCTATATTTTCATTTGAAGATGGGAACATTTTTTGTATTAACGACTCACTGTTATTTTGTATGGGTCGATTGGATTTAGGAACAAAATTAGGATTAGATGTGAAATGTAAAGGTTCTGTATGAATGGGTATATGATCAATCGCACTAAACTCCAGTTCGTCTGTATCGTTATCGGTAGAAGAATTAGATGGACTTTTAGCACCAATAATAGAACGTCTTAAATCTCTCACAGCACGTTTGTTCATTCCTTTTACATTCATGTCATTCATTAATGAATTATTATCCTTTCGTTTTCCAATTAAACCTCCTTCGAATTTAATATCAGCGTTTAATTGGGCTTCCAATAGACTAATCTTAGTAGTCAATCGCTTCAACAATTTCTCATGAATATGATAAAAAAAATCCAAATATTTTTCATATAAAATAATCTGCTCCTTCAAAACAATCACTTCGTAATTAAAAGTGGATACAAAATTATTAACATTTAGCCCATAACCTTGATTTGTAATGTATGATTTCAATTCATGTTCCTTGTCGCGTAATATATTAATTAAATGAGCAATAATATTAATAATATCTTCATTCAACTGAACGATCAAGTGAAAATCATATTGCTTTTCTTCATTTAAATCATCATATTTCGGATATTTCTTATTTTTAAGTGTTTCGCTCATTTTACCATCTACTTGACTTTTCACTACATAGTCTGTTATTAATTTGTATAACTTGTAATATTCTCCATACATGCGATTAATAATAATATTGTAATATTCGGTTAAATACTTATATTCGCGCTTTAGTAGATTATTTTGAAAATAAAACGAGTCTAAACTAAATATGAAAATTTTTGTATCTGCTGTTTTGATTTTTTTTGTGTTTTGAATAAAATCATTATACACTTCAGTTAATTTAGTAATACGTCCGTCTAAACCTTCAAATAATGTACCTATTTCATTACGCATTTCTCTCACTTTGTCGAATACCACTTTTACTTTCAATAGTTTATCGTCCATTTAATATTTATTTAGATAATATTTAGATAATATTTAGATAATAATTCAAAAAAAATAATTTTGTTTTTATAATTTATAATGGAATCTAAAGATGAAGAATTATCTACAACAGAACACACTGATACTAAAAAAAACATGTCAATGAATGATAATGCTGAATGGAAAAGCGAACATGAAATTATATTGGTTGAATGGGCAGACAAAGCAATGTGTTATAGATGGTTGCATGGTAAATCGCATCAAGCCTATTCTAAAACAAACGCATGGTACACTATTCCAGTTATTATTATGAGTACTCTAACTGGAACCGCGAATTTTGCGCAAGACCGTTTCTCGGACGAAATAAAGCCATATGCGCAAATGGGAATTGGTGCCGTAAATATTTTCGCAGGTATTTTAACTACCATTGCGCAATTCTTAAAGGTGGGTGAATTAAATGAGGCTCATCGTGTTAGTTCCATATCATGGGACAAGTTTTACCGCAATATCAAAGTGGAATTGGCCAAATCTAGAACAGAGCGAACACCAGTTAGTCATATGTTAAAAATGTGTAAAGAAGAATTTGATAGGCTTATGGAGACAAGTCCTACCATCAATGAAAATATCATAACCCTATTCAATAAAACATTCCCATTAAAAACGCCGGTTATCAAAGATGAAGACATCGATATTGACAGACCTGAAATTAAAAGACCTGAAATATGCGATGAATTAGTAAGTACCGCCGAGATTGTATTTATTACTGTAGAATCGGACGACAAAGAGAGTAAAATGATGGAATTAGTTCGTAAAAAGAATAAAATTTTAGAAAATTATGAAAAGGAAGTTCGTACGTGGGTAGCCAAGTTTGAAGCCATACATGATAGAAAACCGTTGGAAAGTGAAATGCTCGATAATTTACAGGATAAGATGAATCCTGATATACTCGCAAAGATTGTGAAAAAAATAGTAATTGAATTCGAAAAAGAAAATGTACATGACGATGCTCTTAATAATGTATAATCATTTTTACAATAAATGTAATTATAGAAATGATTCAAGCTGGAGCAACTGTCTATTGAAAGTAATTCGGAGTTTCCGGTAAAAACCCCCAAAACAAGAGAAGAGCGATAAACCACAATAAATAACTACCATAGAATTGTACTTCTACTCCTAAAAACCGCATAATGAGAGATACTAGATAATTAATAACTATGATGGATATTAAGATATAAGCTATTGTAGTCATTTTCATGTTTTACGTATATGTATATGTATATAGTATGTATAATTATTTTACAGAGGAAAATAGAATATTATCGTTTTTAAAAATCCATTCTATTCTTTCTTGAGTATCATGTATCTCGCGTTTAATAATATAATGATTACGTATCAATTCATCGCTTGTATTGCTAAAATCGTGGTCCTCTATAAAACAAACGGTGCGCACATTATCATTTTCTTTAAAATGATGTAATTTAATAAGCGACTCTATTTTACTTTGACAATACTGAATTGTTTTATTTTTCTTTATATATTCATGATATCTCTCATCGATATAACTATACAATACAATTGGCTTCAAACAAATAGTTTGGTTTAACATTAAATTAGTTAGTTCGCTACTCTTTTTAAAAAAATCGATTATATTTTTGTGTATCGTTTTACCAAAGTAGTGTTTATTTACTAAAATATCCCAAATATTCAACCAATTACTTGTATCTTTATTGTTTCTCACTTGAATAAATGTATAATTATCGTCTTTAAACATAGTAGTACCTTTTACTCTTTTATCACCAGGTATAGTAGCTAATCCAGTTACTGTCGTTTCATCCTTATTGTACGAAAGCGTATTCTCCATAGAGGTAGAGAGAAAATCATCTATAATATAAAATTCTACTACATGATTTACTATATTATATGTATTAATTCTGTAAATAACCAAGTAATTTCTATCACCATTCTTTATAGAGTTAGTTACATTCAACTCAAGTTGTTCCATATAAGGATGACGGATCACGTTATCTAGTATGTATCTATTGTTAGTATTATTAAAATCATTCTCTTCGCTACTATTATCATATGTCATGGCATCAGTCATGTCATCATCATTGGCGAATCCATTATACTTGTTCCAGTTGAATAATTTATTATATCGACTCATGTAATAAATTATATATCATTGTTTTTTTATATTTAAACCCTTGGTAATTTACTTTTCCTTCTTGCGTTTAATTGATTCCTTTATTGTTTCTTCGCGGCTATTCATTATATGATTACTCAATTCTTGTGCCATTTCTGTATCATCTTTAAAATATGCTTGAAGTGCGTCAGAAAGCGACTTTTTATTGATAGGTTTCTTATACTTTGACTTTGCGTAAATTAATTTACCGTCGTTAATATCAAAACAATCAATTTCGTTCATTTTCATTACATCCACTAAAGATGTTGTTAAATTCTTTTTTTCTTCTCTTAAAACCTTCATTTGTTTTTGAAGAGTGCTTATATCGTTGTCAATTTGTATCCATCCTCGAATATGTTTAACCAACTCTTCTTTTGTATCCATTGCTGTATATTATATCCTTTTTATATTTAATTTCTTTTGAATATAATATACTAATAGTATATACAATATACTATATACTATATTTATGGGTAGTCTATACACAATCATAAAAATATACATCAGTGAAATGATTTGAAAATGGTTTCGCATAACAATATAATTCGCAACTATAGATTGAGGTATATTATACATCAATGTTGTCATCAATGTTACTATCTACACTAGTGCTGCTGCCCATTGTAACATTCAAATAATCCAAATGATCGCTTGTACTTGTACAATGTGTTGGTGAGCAGGAATTTGAACAACTATCATCTTCACCAGTAACGTCATTACAAATTGTAAAATCACTATTTTCTTCATTATACCAAATCTCACCAGATACATGTTCATATCCTAGAAATTCTTCAGGAACATGAGGTACTATATCATAATAATGGGTTATGCGGTAATGAATAAATGAAGATGAATAACCATTGAAACTCTTTACAAAGGCGGTATTTCCTACGCGAGGAGACCCAAAATTAACGACGTATGACAGTTCGTAGGTTGGAAACACTGTAGCAATATCATACGCCATAAGTGTAGCCAACGCTGCCCCCAATGAGTGACCAGTAATAAGTATGCGTCTTGTATTGTATTTATCCACTAGATTCGGCAAGTTATCAAACAGATCAGGTTTGATTGAATTATACGCCTTGTAAAATCCTTTTGAAACGCCAATAGACGTATCGTTATATGGAGAAATTTTACTAATTTGAATATTATCTATCCAATTCTGAATATTGACAGAGCCTCGAAAAGCAATAAATAAAGATTCGCTATAACTATCATATCCTTGTAAAGCACGGACACCACTCTCTTCTACTACATATTCCATTTCCACTCGTTGGTCGCATGTTTTACAGGTCCATGAATCTAGGTCAGAAATACTACTATAACTGGCCTGAGCAAGTTCGACACAATACCTAGCCATGTCTGCCTCGTATGCTAAACCTACATTCGTAGTAGCGGCGAAAATAACAGCAAATAGAAACAATAACATCATTATAGTAAAGATGTTATTATTTTTAAGTTCATTTGAAAACATCAATATTGTACATAGATATGAATATTGTACATAGATATGAAGTGTATTATTTCAATAGTCCGATATCATGCTTTATTTCACTCGTCAAGTAAGTATTTTTACTGATGGCGCGATAAATTTTATTCATTTCTTTTTCATCGTGTTCAATGTCTGTCATTGAATGACATACTAGAGTTGTCAGGCGTGTTTGTAGATTATCATCTTTATCCCATCCAATATTCACATCCTGCCATTTATTAATCATAGTACGCTGTTTAATGGATAGTTTTCTAATACCTTGAAGTAAAACGCGAAGTTCATTGTCCTTTTCCCAAACATCATTGTCCTTGACATACATTGTTTTACGCGCAGGGTCGGTACAATGTATAGGTCTATCTGTAATATCCATATTATTGAGACCATTTGTAATCATAGTAGTGATTGTTTTTGTCAAACCATTTTCTATAGTATTGTCATATGTATCTGCGGTGATTGGTAGTGAATCTATAAAATCAGTAAGATTCATAGCATTCTTACACTGTTCATTCAAAAACATCTGAATATTGAAATTATTCGTATTATTACTATTCGTATTGGTAGTATTGAAGCTATGTTCGGAAGTATTCCCCTTGATGTGTGGAAGCATATCTACAAATGTCTTTTGGATTTCCTTGTTTTCTTTCAGTAGCAACAAAACCAATTCTTTAAACTCGACATCTTTGTCTTTACTATCTTTACTGTCTATCTCTTTATCTAAAATACTTGCTTTCATATACATAGTAGATTTTTTAACAAGATTATCAGATTTTTTCGCTACAGTCACTATCTGTTGAGTGTCGCTAGATGAATTCGGTTTCGAAGTATTATTATCTGATATGTTTGCTTGATGAACGTAGCAATGCTTCTTATGATACCAAAAACTATTCCTCGCGGTATATTGCTTACCACATTCACACACCATAATTGGTAAGGCGAGTTTCTCGCCAGATTCTGATTTACACGATAAATCCTTACCATAACCGGCGAGTTTCTCGCCATTCTGTTCCAAAATGGCGACATTTGTTCTATTTTTGTGTTTTCTAGTGGAAATATGTTTAGTCCAGTCACTTTCTTTCTTACAACTATATAGGCACGGAGTACAATCAAAATTTTTGGCGACTTTTTGGCCTAGATTTGTTCCAAAATGTTCTAACATTGTTCTATATTAGTAATATATAATTTCATCCTAAATACTTTTCATTAAATATCTGAAAAATTTATCGTAACAAATAAATACAAGAAAAAACGGAAATGAGAGCATTATGCTCTAAAACGCATTTTCACAACTTTTTCAATTCTATTTTCGCAAAATCAAAACTCTGCAACAAAAAGGCCTGTGTAGTTTTTAAAATCCCAAAAGAGAATTGAAAAAATAGTAAAAAGTGACATACCTACTATTATCAAAAGCAACCAAGCTTTTTACCCTCCAAAACCTTCCCTACATATGTAGGGGGCTACCTACATGCCCTACATAACTTTTTCGGAATTTTGAAAAATGAAAATCATCAAGCGCAATTTACCTACATGAAAAGCATGTCCGAAAAAACCGAAATTCAAAAAGTCATTTTGAATTGACTGGAATAAGGGGATGATTCAATGACTTTACCTAAATCGCCGGGATTTTGATGTAGGTAGGGAAAATGAAGAATGCGGATTTTTCTACTTTGATACATGCCTTTTACAAAATGAGTCGTTTTTACACTTAATTTTCGAGCCGCAACTTTGCCCTACACGTTTGCCTGATGTTAATATGGCCTTACATAATGTAGGGGTGCCTGTATCAGATACTGGGGTTTTAGGGTCAGATGTAGTGGCCGACAGGATTGTTGCTGGCATTGTTGTCGTTGGTTTAGAAGACTTCTTTTGCTCCTGTTTCAAGGCATATGCGTGATGTGTAGAGCAATAACAGCCTACTACATTATTGTAGGCAGTTTTAGAGCAACATTGGTCCTTGTTTTTTCCGGATTTAAAAGTATAAGTACATGTATGAAAATCCATACACATCTTTTCTGGCGCATTCACTCCAGAAAGAAACCCCATTTCTTTGTTCAAGCGAACATGTGGTAGCAAATTGTCTATTTTTTGCCTACAGTATGGACATTTAATTTGATGATAGGCTAATTTATCTGTATTTAAATGAGACGATATAGTGCGTGTTTTTTGTTGGACCACTTCTTTATATAGAGGTAAAAAATTAAACTCGTGATTACATGGTAATTTAATACTGTTTTTGTCAAGGGGTAAATTGGTTAATAAACATAGAGGTTCATTATCATTGTCATTATCATCGTCAGAGTCTAATTTATTCAGTTCATCATAAAAATTAATGTTTCCTTCCAATACAATATTCATATGTGGTATATAAAGAATTTTATAATAACTCTTTATATATATTTAATATAGAATGGCAAAAGACTGGGGTCCTTGTACATGGTATCTATTCCACACTTTAGCAGAAAAGATGAAACCTGAAAGTTTTCCAATTGTCAAAAATGACGTTGTTACAATGATTCGCAGAATATGCTCTAATTTACCATGTCCTGAATGCGCTGGTCACGCGCAACATAAAATGGGAACATTAAATGCAAATAATATTCGGTCAAAACGAGATCTACAACTTATGCTATTATCGTTTCATAATGAAGTCAATAGTAGAACTGGAAACCCGTATTTTACTGAACAACAATTGGACGAAAAATACAGAACTGCGAAAACATCGGAAATAGTACAATACTTTGTTCAAGTATGGAACAAACCTAATACAAATCCAAAAATGCTGACTGCTAGTTTTCATAAAGGCAATATAATGAAGGATTTCATGAATTGGTGGAATGCAAACTATATTCATTTTACTCCATAATATGAAAAAACGTGTAATTATCAAAATAAATATTTATTATCAAACTAAATATTTATTACAAGTCGTCATGTAATATGAATAAGATTATTGTTCTCCAATGAGCTCCCCATTCTTATACAATCGACATTTAAATGTTTGTTGTTTGGGTCTAGAGCAAATAACATTGTTTGAAGCTTCCACATTAAAGAATAATAAATCTTCATGACCCGTGGAAAAGAATAAAACAAACCAAATGATACCTAGAACGAAGCCAACTAAACTACCCAAAGCTACGCCACTGAATGTAGTACAACCACCCATTATTTTCGTTCCACCATCTAATACTAATAGTCCAGTAATAAACATGAGAACCGGATAATTAATACCAGATATGTATTGCATAGGTAAATACAAATAGGCAAGTGTAAAGGCAATAAACATGCTATTAAAAGCAGGACTGACGTATTCGTTCAAATTGAATGGGAAATCAATCAAATTACACGAAGGGGGAATGAGTGTTTGCGATTTTACTTTGAGTGTATTCAAAATGAACAAATTGATTAAAGAGGCGATTAATACACCTCCTAAATAGACCATGCCTTTTATATCACTGTTAAAAATAGAAAGCATGACCAAACAGAATGCTAATAAAATAGGAGATATTGCTGCGAAAAACTGTAACATATTACTAAAATTTAATTGCATGCCCATAGTGATGTATATATTAGCGCGATAATTTATTCTTCAAATATGAGTTTCATATTATTCTTCAAATATGAGTTCCAATACTTGATGTATATTTTCAACAGCATGAAATCGAATTCCATCCAATATATCCTTTTCCTTGTATTTTTCTACAAATGTATTGTAATCTTTTTCGTTTTCCTTGGGGAAAATAAATTCTTTCACTCCACCTTTTAGACCGCCTAAAATCTTCAAGTTGAGACCTCCAATAGCGGTAACACACCCTTGTAGATTGATTTCTCCGGTAATGGCGACTGTATTCTTGATTTTCCGTTTAGTAAGAAGACTGTAAAGCGTACATGTAATAGCGGTTCCAGCACTGGGTCCGTCTTTTGGTACGGCGCCTTCAGGACAATGAATGTGAATCCCTTGCATTTTGGTCTCTTCGAATTCTTTCAGATTTCGCTTCATCGTCTCTTTATCGACCAAAGATGAAGCCAGTGTTTTTGCGACGGTCATACTTTCTTTCATAACGTCTCCTTGTAGCCCTGTTAATTTCAGTTCCATAAAAGAAGTGGAAGGAAAGAATTTCGCTTCAATGGGAATAATACCTCCTTGACCCATGGCGTTTGCCCACAATCCGTTGATAACGCCGCTAGCAGATTGAAGTGGTATTTTCTTGTCTATACTTTCATGACGGTCCTTCAAGTATTTGTATTTTATATCGTCATTTGATACTTGGATGGGTAATTTGATTGTTTCATAATTTTTGAGACATGACAAGTTGATTTCGCCGACGATTTCAAACAACAATTCTTTAAACTTACGAATACCCGGTTCATTGGTATAATTTTCGACAATATAAATAATATTTTCATCTGATATTTCAATACAACCTTCGACACCCATTTTCTTCAGAATTTCAGGTAACAAATGTTTTCTAGTAATGACTAATTTATCTTCAATGGTCAAGTGTTCGAATTTGATGCGATGAATACGATCCAATAAAATGCGATCGATAAGACTGGCGTCGTTATAAGAGAAAATAAAAAGCGCCTTGGACATATCCAAATCAATTCCATTAAAATACTTATCTTGGAAAGAGTCATTTTGCGTAGAATCGATTAAATGCGTCAAAATACCAATAATTTCCTTACCGTGTTCGGTTTTGCTTACCTTGTCCAATTCATCAATAAATATAATAGGATTCATACATTTGTTTTTAATTAGAATATCGGTAAATTTGCCCCATTCTGAACCAACGTAAGTATAATTGTGTCCATTTAAGGTACTTCCATTGTCCTGGCCTCCAATAGCGATGAAGGAGAATGGTCTAGCTTCGCCATCCTCATCCACCAAACATTTCGCCAAACCCTTCTTAGCAAATGTGGTTTTACCGGTACCAGGAGGTCCTTCGAAGCCAAAACAATATCCGCCTTGCTCACCATTAATCCATTGGGCAATAATACGTTCAATCTGTATTTTCGCCGTATCGTGTCCATGAACTGCCTCGTTTAACGTAGAATCAACCGAATTCATATAATCGTTTATTTCCTTCCATTTTCTTTCAATAAGATGAATATCTTGTAATATTGCGTCAATTATATTACTATTCGAAAGTTGCTTCAAACTGGATAATTGTTCAATAACAGATTGATTGTCCTGGAATGTTTCTATAAAATGCCTAATTTCTTGTTTCATAAACTCCATTTTTTTACCAGAATGGACTAATTTATGAATTTTCATTTTATTTTGTTTAATAATATTATTAATGTTGCATATATTAATAATCAAGTCGTTGCGTTTATCCACTGTATAAACAGCTAATAGAGTATCAATGGCATTAGAACTAGCATTTTCAATGTAATCGGTTTTTATTTTTTCGCAAATATTTTTGATTTGAATGTTGGTAATATTGTCAAGATTCATACTATTATGGTCTTCGCCGTCGTTTCCAATAGTAAAGGCGGGATCTATTTTCGCGACTGCAGTGATTATATTTTTAAAGGTTGATTTGATACTATCCATAATAGTTAATACCCATTCTTTTTTATAAATGCCAAATGGAATTTTCAAAAGACCATCTAAATAGGTGCGCGCCTTGGAGCCAGTATCATCCGTTTTCGACTTGACCTCTTTCAACTTATTCATGGCCTTTTCTTTGACCGAGTCAGGCGCTTTCATCAAGCAAATTTGTTGCTCCAATGGTATTTTGCTATTATCAAAATTAGAGAGACTGTTTGTATAAGCAATTGTTTGTTTCATAGCGTCTTTGAAAAAACTTTTTATTTTCCATGGCAAACTATCAAATAGTAACGTTTGTTCGCTAGTGTCGATATTTCCGTTATTATCATTAGACAATAAATCATACAATAAATAGGCTAAATATTGATATTCGTGTTCATCTGATTTTAATAATAATTGAATAAGTGTGACGCGTTGTCCATATAAATCGCTATTCATAAATTCTTTTACCACTTGAGAAACCGGTTTTTGTTTTATTAAAACAATTTGACTAAGATAGCCTTGATATTTATTAATAAGTTCGTTAGTGGAATATACGATAAGCTCTTTCAATGTAATAGAGTGAATAAATCGTTGAAACACGCTAGCATTATGGTCTTTTTGTAGTGTGGAATCCTTAACTAATTGTTCTAATTTTGTATTCAAATATACATTATCAATACAGCTAATTAATAAATCATCTACTAATCCGGAAACAATAAGTGTATTTTTTTCCTTTTCATTATGAAAGGCAACTTTAATACCATATACTTTTGTCTGAAATGTATCATTCGTTCTACATAAATCAAAACAGTCTAAATTAATTGATTTATCGACAATCATTGTATCGTCCACAATTTTATTTTTTTCAATAGAAATACTAGTAGTTTGAGTATTAGTCAAGCGGTCTGCTTTCCACGACATTATTTTGAAATGAATAGGATGAAAATGATTCTCTAAAAGACTATACTTACTATTGTTCCATTCAACCGATGATGAGTAATCATCACCGAATACTACATTTAATAAATCATGAATATTTTCAGTACCATATAACTTGAATAAATTGGTTATATCGACGCGAATAATATCCAACTTACTTCTTATTTTGGTATAGTTTGCTTTATTTTTCAGAAGTGAAATACAATTGGATATTTCGGCATATTTTTTTTCCAAATTATGAGTAGCTTGATTTAATTCATTTGCCCCGATAATATCTAATTGTTTGTATTTTTGAACAGATAATAACGTTTTTTGTATTAAACCGTGAAAATACTGAAGTTGAGCATCTAGTATGCTCTTTTCATCGACATTTGGCGGAATTCCGTTCGTATCGGTTTTACCGACGCTGTTTTGAGAAATTACAATATTTTTCATTAATATATTTACCGATTTTAAATTTTTCATTTAAATTAATTCTTGTTTTTGTCGTATTCGCCTAAACTTATCGCTGAATATAATGATTTACGAAGATAATGATTTCCAAATAGGTTTAAAAACACGGTCATTTATTATATAATGGGGATACCTGCTTACTTCTCGCATATCATAAAAAATTATCCGAAAATCATCCAAAAGTTCCAGAAAAGAAATGCAATTCAACATTTATATTTGGATAGTAATTCCATTGTATATGACGCACTCCGAACCATTGAATATAATGGAAATGATGATGATTTTGAGCGAAAGCTGGTTAATGCTGTATGTAAAAAGATTGAAACTTATATACAGCAAATTTCTCCATCACATTTAGCGTATATTGCGTTTGACGGTGTAGCTCCTGTTGCTAAATTAGATCAACAAAAAAATCGTCGATACAAATCATGGTTTATCAATCAGTATGACAAGAGTGATAAGCTAGTATGGAATAGCACGGCAATTACTCCTGGAACGGATTTTATGAACAAATTAAATCTTCAAGTGCGTTATCATTTTCGAAAACCGACTGATTTTAACGTGAAGAAAATTATTGTTAGTGGTAGCGATTATCCAGGCGAAGGTGAGCATAAAATATTTGAGTACATTCGTGACAATACAAAGGACTTGAAAGATATGAAATCAGTTGTGTATGGTCTGGACGCTGATTTGATTATGCTGACAATCAATCACTTACATTATTGTGAAAAGATGTACCTATTTCGCGAAACGCCTGATTTCATCAAGAGTATCGACAAATCCCTAGATCCGAATTTGATGTATGTTATTGATATACCGGAATTTAAAAACAATTTGGTTTATTATCTGAATAATGATAAAGAACCAACGTGTATAGCAGAGGAAAATCGTGTATATGACTATATCTTCCTCTGTTTCTTGTTGGGAAACGACTTTCTGCCTCATTTTCCCGCAATTAATTTGAGAACAGGGGGTATGGATATTATTATGGAGACGTATCGTAGTATCTTGGGAAATAGCAAGAAAAATATTATAAAGGATGGGAAAATAGTATGGAAGAATTTGCGTTTATTACTCAAGGATTTAGCGTCAAATGAAAATTCCTATATGGAATGCGATTATCACTTGCGCAACAAACAAGAGAAGCGTCCTTTAAGAATAGAAGATGATGCTAGTAAATTTGATAAAGAGATGCTTCATGCTCCAACCAGAGAACGCGCCGTTGAAAAATATATAAATCCTATTGATGTGTATTGGGAAACCCGGTATTATGACATGTTGTTTGATGTCGATATAGATGACGATTGGCGTAAGAAAATCAGTTTGAATTATTTGGAAGGTTTGGAATGGACATGGAAGTATTATAGTACAGGATGTATTGATTGGCGATGGACATATAAATATCATTATCCTCCCTTGTTGAAAGATTTATTAAAATACGTTCCTTATTTTGATAGTGATTTGATAGAAGAGAAATCGGAAAATCCGGTTACCGAATTGGTTCAATTGAGTTATGTATTACCAAAAGCGAGTTTAAATTTATTACCAAAGCGCGTAGAAAGTAAATTATTACAAGAATATGGAAAGATGTATAAGACCGATTATGAATTTAAATGGGCCTATTGTAAATATTTTTGGGAATGTCATGTAGAATTTCCTACGGTAGAAATAGGTGACCTAGAAAAATTGGTAAATGATAGATAGAAGTAATAAAATCGTGAAACAACGAAATATACATGTCGAACAAAATGAATAATCGTATAATATTTTATATCACATAATATTATACCAATAAAAGTATGGTTGAACCGACTGACGAAAAATTATATAATACAGTGAAAAAGAAAATATACAAGGAGCAACCAAAACATAGTGCATATCGAAGCGGAACAGTCGTGAAAGAATACAAAAAACGATTTACCAAGAAATATGGAAAGAGAAAAAGCCCTTATAAAGGCAATAAAACGAAAAAGAGTGGTCTTAAGCGATGGTTTGACGAAAAATGGGTGAATCAGCGCGGAGAAGTTGGTTATAAAAACAAGAATGATATATATCGCCCTACATTTAGAATAACCAAAAAAACACCCACTACTCATGGTGAATTGAGTAAAAAGCAAATAAAACGCGCAAGAACCGAGAAATATAGGAAAGGTCGCGTATCAAAATTCTTATAAGCAATCATAAATTGCTTCGTATCCCAAGTTACCAGATGGATTATTCATAGTAACGGAACAGCCACCTATTTCAGGTATATACGATACATCGAATTGTGAAATACCGTTTTTCATACCGTATATGATGATATTCTTTACATTGTCAAAATTTATTTGCTGATGTAAATGTAATCCGAAATGTTCTAATTCAACGCCTTTTTCTACAAGGGAGTCGATGATAAACTTAAAGTCATTAAATCGCAAGGTTCCACATGTATCAGAAAGACAAAGGTTACTTATATGTTCTCCATGAGTATGATAGTAATACATAATTTCATGTAAAATAGTATGATTATTAATTTTTCCAATAATGGGACACTCAGCAACACAAGAAATGTACAGCTTTATTTTGTTATCTTCACGAGTTGTCTTGACCAAATCAATCATATTTTTAAGTTCAATCTTTGTATCACCTATAGTAAGATTCGTATTTTTTGTCTGGAACGTGTTGGATACTGATGTAATAAATGAATAATTACATACTGAGTGGTTTATTGCTATCTGTGTATTTTTTAGATTGGGAGTTAATACATATATATCCAAATTATTAGACGTACCATAAGAAGCCGAAAATGATTGAAAAAATTCGAGTGAATTTTTCATTTGAGGAACTGTTTTGTGCGATACGACGGAACCTATCTCAATAGCTCTAGGATTTTTATTTGCAACAATATCTAGACCTAGTTCCATTTTTTCAGTTAAAGAATATATTCTAGGTATAGATTGTAATCCGTCGCGCAAGGTTACATCAAATAATCGCAATGGTGGATTTTTCAAAATGCTTGAAAACATATTGTCTATAGTTACAAGAGAGAAATAGTTAAAAATATAACGCTAAATATTGACAATATAATATTATTTTACTATTATATTTGTAGTTGCCTATATATATAGTTAAATACTTATCTAAACCTTGGTTTATACATAACTATATACAATGGCCTATCTATTTGAAGGTGACCGAAATTCTTTTTTAAAATTATTAAACGAAAACACCGGAGTCATGATTTTTAAATATACTGCCGATTGGTGTAACCCATGTCAATCAATAAAAACACAAGTAGATGCTCATTTCAGAAAAATATCATGTCCCGTGATACTATGTTTTGAAGTGAATGTAGATGAATGTTCTGATTTATTTTCTTTTATGAAAACGAAAAAAATGATAAAGGGGATACCTACATTAATGGCCTATAAAAAGGGAAACACGAGCTTTGTACCGGACGATAGTATATCCGGTGCCGATATTGGTGATGTGAATTCTTTTTTCGAGAGATGTAGAAACATGTAATCAGCACATACAGTCAGAATCAACATACGAATTTATCGGCAACATATTTACAAACTGAATGCCGTTTTGATTAGCGTGTTCCCATGGAAAAAAATCAACAATAAAGCCGTTGTTTTGTAATAATTGAATATATCGTTGAATACCTAGTTGAGCCTTTTGCGTAGTCATGTTGAAATATTGATTTTTTTTAGAAACAGTATATCCTGGTAATAGAGTACTACTCTGATTAAATATTCTTAAACACTCATCATCGTTCTCTTCAATCGTTCTATTTTGGTGACCGTAATTAGGATTTGGACGATATATAAATAGTCCATAGGGCACCGCAACTATATCGAAAAAATTAATACCACCTATATTTTGATTGCCAGTTTTATCACATATATTTCTCTCATCTAAAAAATTACAAAAGAAATTATCAACAATGGCACCTCCTAAATCCTCATCACTTATTAGGTTTGGGTAATTATCGACAATATTTTCATCTAAGTTGATTACTATTGGATGGGTATGAAAGGTAAATGGAAAATCGCCAGAATTTAAACTCGTGGTTCCAGGCATGAGACCGGCTTGAATTAAACTAGTAATTTTAACAGTATTATTGGTGTTATCTTTTGTATAGCAAAAGTGACCACCTCTTTCAGAACCTAGCATGTGATGGCCATGTTCAGTAAATATATCATTATTACCGTCTATCATAAGATTATATATATTGTTTATGACAGATGGATCTATATAAAAATTATAAGACTGAAGTGACATTATATATTATTACATTATAAATATTAAAAAAATAAAATTATGTATATCTAAATGGAAGGTTTAGATTTAAATATACATAATTACGACTTAAATGATCTAATCAATTTGTTTCACGTGCCATTTCATTTTAAAGAAGAGCATTTAAAAGAGGCGAAAAAAATAGTATTAAAAACTCATCCTGATAAGTCCGGATTAGACAAGGAATATTTTCTCTTTTTCTCTCAAGCATATAAATATTTATTGAAGATACATCAGTTGAGACAGAGTAGTACAACGACAAATACAGAGTACGATAAAGATGAACTATGGAGTAATGAGCATAGTGTATTGATTGATGGAAAAATAAAAACAATGAGCCAAGAAGATTATACTGATTGGTTTAATAGTACTTTTGAAAAAATGAGATTAAAAGATGACTCAGAAGAAACTGGGTACGGCGATTGGTTAAAATCTGACGATGATTTAGTAAGTGAAACGGTAACAACTACAAATCAAATGAATGAATATATTCAAAATAAAAAGAAGGAATTAAGGGCTTTAGTAGTTCATAACGATTTTCAAGATATGAATGCGTCTAATGGGGGACAATTTGATTTAGTGAGAGAAATACCAGGAAGCTATGGATCGTCTATGTTTGATAAGCTTCAATTTGAAGACGTGAGAAAGGCGCATTGCGAGTCAGTGATTCCAGTAACAGAAGAAGATTTCCATAATCGAAAAAAATATACAAATATAGATGAGTTAAATCGTGAAAGAACGCAGGATATGGTTCAAAACAATGATAGATGGTTGTCGTCTCATGAATCCATATTGAAGGAGTCGAATTCGCAAGATGAAGACATTAATATACGGCGCGCCTATAAACTGATGAATCAGGATGAAATGATACGTGAAAATCATGAGAAATTCTGGTCGGACCTGAAAAGAATAAAAAATTAACCAACATGTTTGTAGTTTAATTTTAGTTCCTTTTTATTTGTTTTTGTTTTTAGTTACACTATAGTGTAGTGTTTATATTTGGGTCAGTTTCTAGCAACCATTCCATCGTTTCTGTGTTTTGTATGCTAAATGCATTTATGTATGCTTGATTAAGAATGATAAGCCTTTCACTTATGTAATCTGCTAATAAATTAAATATGATTCTGGTAATGCCTAAATTACTATTTAGACAACTTATTTCGAATATATTGCATATATGACATCTGTTTTTGAAACTAGATAAATAAGGTTCTTTTTCTAATAGCCATTTTACAACTTCGAAATGTCCTGCGGTACAAGCAATATATAATGCGTCATTTGGTATATTTTCATCAGCCATGTAATCATTAGCGACCATGATATAATCAATATCGGAATTTGCTCCGAGTAGCCATTCTAGAATGAGTTTTTTATTGTTGTCAGAACGTTGGAATCTATACCAATATACAATGTAATATGCGTAATTCATTTCAATATTGGTAGTATCGGGTAAATCGCCAAAAGTATCTATAAGACCTGGTAGATTACAATCACTACATAGTTTGTAAAAAGTAAGTACTGATTGATCATTCATGATAACTAAATTAGTGTATAATTACATTTATTTGTCATTATTAGGTTCAATTTTATAGACTATTTTTATTATCCGAATCACTATCCGAATCTGAATCTGAATCCGAATCACTATCCGAATCCGAATCACTATCCGAATCTGAATCTGAATCCGAATCACTATCCGAATCCGAATCACTATCCGAATCTGAATCTCCTATTTCCTCTTCAATACGTTTTGAATTCGAATGTAATCGTCTCCACAATTGGCCAATCATACACCAATATGGCTCTTCTAATTGCTCTAATTTACACTCAAGAACGCCCCAGTCGCCACCACATCCGCCTTGGCTGATAGGTATATTAAACTCTCTACATGTTAAATCAATAGTCTCTTGCCATTGATTTCCCTTTTTTATATACTCGTCTTCTGTTTTATCGCATTCATATTCACGCGTGGTTGATATACAATCTGCGAATGTTACTTTCTTATTAGTGGTGTTACTATGAAAATTCGCCATTATAATAAATGGATTTATATAAGGATGATATTTTAGTTATCGCAATCATAATTTGTATGAGATAGTTAGTATGTAATACAAATATTCAATTTTATTTAGTTTTTGAATGATTTTCACTATTTTCTTTTTTATTAGTATAGTATATATGAATTATTACATAAAATATGTATTTGTGCTCTTGTCATTAATGATAGTAGGATTTATATTCGAAAAATATAAAAAGGCAGATGAACTGAAAGAAAAAATGGGTGAATATGATTTGATTAAGAAGTATTTGTTAAATGATTCTACTTTAGCTAGAACCGACAAACCTATTTTATGGATTCATGTTGCTTTTGAAACCAATGCTAGATGGTGGCCACACTTTGCTTCACGCAATACAGAATGTTTTAATCAACCATATCAATATTTAACAATAAAATCGATTGTAGATCATTGTGGGGAATCATTCAATGTATGTTTGCTTGATGATAAATCGTTTAACAAAATCATTCCAGGATGGGGTACCAAAGTAGCTAATTTACCCAATCCGCTACGTCCTCATTTAAGAGAATTGGCCATGGCCAAGGTATTATATTATTATGGTGGTATGACCATTCCATCCTCTTTTATATGTACAAAAAATCTGATATCGCTTTATAACAAGGGGTTATCAGCAGCACCCATGTTTTGCGGTGAATTGCCCACGGCGAGTAACGTATCAACATATACTGATTTTTTCCCAACCAATAAAATAATGGGATGTAAAAAAGACTGTGAATTAATGGGAAAATATGTACATTTTTTGGAGAAGACCGTGTCTGCTGATTACACAAATGAAATGGAATTTACAGGAGAGACAGACAAATGGTTATATGAACATGTTAGAGAGAAACAAGTAATGTCATTGGATGTCAAATATTTTGGCGCAAAAATGACAAATGGAAAACCTGTATTATTAGATAATTTATTGAGCGATGATGACGATTTCGAATTACCAAAAGGTGGGTATGGTGTATATGTTCCATCCGATAAGCTATTATTACGCACCAATCTTCAATGGTTTGCGAGATTATCACCGGAACAAGTGTTACAAAGTAATACTGTACTAGCTAGGTATTTATTATTGAGCTGTTAAATAGTATAAATTAATTTAGTATAATACTATATTAAATTAATATACGTAATATATATATATATTTATTATGAGTAAAAATACAGAAGATACAGAAGATGAAAAATTATATAAAACTCTTGCTTTAAATGATACAATTCATGATTTTGGAAAGGGAGATGACAGAGGTATAGACATTAATCCAATTGTTGAAAAAATGTTGTCAATAGAAAAATGGAAAGGATATAATTTAATGGGAACTCCTGGATTATTTAAAAAAGGAAACAGTTTTGAAGGAGGGACTGAAAAATACGTTTTACAAAAATATAATTTATCAGGAATACCATATGATATGATAGACAATAAGGATTATTTTATTAAATCTAATTTAGGCGATGATAAGGCTCCAAATATTACTCGAGAGATTCCTATTATTGAATTCATAAACGATAATAACATTCGTAATTATGCTATAGTATTAACCCCTGAACAGATAGCACAACTGACAGATACACAAAAAGAAAACATATTAGAAACTTCAAGTAATATACATTCGTCTATTGATTTTATAGCGACTCTAATTGTTAAAGATGACAATAGATTATTTAAAGCAACTAAAGGTGAGGCATCAGCAAAGGGTATTTCCGAAGACAAATATAACAAAATAGGTCAGTTTATTATGCAATTTTATTTTTATGGTCCAAGTGGTCCTACAAAAGGAGGACAAACTCTAGGACATGCGTCAGATGCTGGTAATGGTCATATAAAATGTTTGTTTTCAGAAGGTTTTCAAACAAATGAGGTAATCGGAACGATTAAAAATACAACAACCTATGGAGATTCTGCCGGAACAAGTGGCGATGACGTATCAGATTCATGTGGGTTGAAAGGAAAAGAAGAAAGTAAGAAATTATTAAATAGTATAAATCCTTTTAGTAATGATATAGGTCGTCAAGCAGAGATTTTACGATTTCCGTCTTTGTTTCCACAATCATATAATTCAGAAAACAAAAATGTGTATATATTCAAAAATAATATTTTTACAAAACCGGTTTTTAGATTAGCTTATGTAGAACATAAAACAAATCCATGGATTCCTTTAAAGGCGCCTCGCAATTTTTCATTTTGTGTATATTACATTGGTAACATTGCCAATAAGTCGAATTCCGAAATAGATGCAGCCATTATAAATGGAAATATTAAACCGATTGGTAGATCTAATTTCTATCCAGATAATGACAATCCAACATTTTCACCAAATGGGCCATCTGTTCCTTATATTAAAAGGTTAATACAAGCTATATATGACACATTAAATTTAAATGACCAGTCTATTAAAGAAATCACAGATATAACCCCAAAAAATATAAACAGTGTTTTGAATTTAAACAACATAGTACGTGGTGTGTTAAAACAACCTATTCTAACAAAGTTCAATGAATACTTACCAAGCGACGCTAAAGGGAATGATATGCTTACGCGAAAATATTTATGTATTCTATTACTGTTAGATATTAAAAGATGTGGTGATTATGAACAAGTAGATTCAATAAAATTAATTCAAGATCAAAATTCTATTGGCACTGATGAATTTGGATTACGAGATATCATGTTTTCGACTATAGATAGATTATGTTCATTATATAGTAGATACAAGAAAACGAATGTTGTATGGGCAAGAACAAGCCCAACACCATTATATCAATTCTATAGACAACCCTACATTCCTTTGGATCCAGACGCGCTTAAAGATGTAGAACGAAAACGCGACTTTACACAAATGAAAAATAAAATTATTACCATTAAAAAATTCCTTGAAAATGTAGATAAATTAAAACCATTTGTTGGCAAGATTAAAGATCAATATAATGAACCTAGTAGTATTTTTCAAAGGTTACGTAAGAATAACGTAGAGATAGAACAAACCCAAAAAGGAATAGAATTTATACAAATAATGTATGATTCAATTAAAAATATGGTAGAATTTCAAAATAATTCGTTATTTAATAAATTTTTCATTAGTAAAAGTCTTACAGAAGATAATAATGGAACAAAACCATATATGGATCCATTAGTAAATATTACCATTGATACTGACTACAATGATGGTAATTATGACACCATTAAAAAACTATACACTACATGGTGTGATAAATTTTACAATATTATAGATAATAATATGTATTGTTGGTTTGATATTAATAAATCGAATAAAAAAATAAAAGATGAAACCGGCGAAGAGAGAATCATTCCTAGTTATTCTGTTGTAATGGTTAATAAAACATGTCACCAATTTATAGATTATTTGACTAAGAATATGAATATGAATACGGATGCTGATCCGACTACTCCATACATAGAGTATTATAAAAATATATTACAAGCAAGAAATGCAATAGAAAAGATATACACCGAATCTGGTCGTCAATTTTGGCCAGCACGTATTCCGCGTAATGGTGGTGGTCTTATTATAAACACAGAATTAGTTATAAAATTATATACAATGTTTGAAGGAGTATTGTCTTCATTAGATATGGTTTTTAATATAAGTAATATAAACACAATTAATAAAGTTAAACAAGTATTAAACGAAATTATTAACAAATTTGAAGACGGAACACTATTAATGACTCGTAGCGAAGTATCTGGTAGTTTGTCACAATCCGTTGATGATTTTGACTTTAAACTACCAACACAAAATGACGAAGGTGAATTATTTAAACTAGTAAATGAGACAAATATGCCTACTTCTCAAGGTGGAATAAATGATGCGATTAATAAAAATTATAAAGATACAACAGCTACAGTAACAGACGTTAAAAAATCAAAAAAGAGAAAAAGAGAAGAAAAGGCTGTTAAAAAGGCAGAAGAAGAGAAACAAAAGAGAGATAAAAGAAGTGATAGATTAAAATTAATTATTCCAGAACAAATAAAGGTTGCGAATGCTAATCTGAGAAGAAGTCCTAGACTTGGCAAAGGAAACAGTAACAAACGTAACCAGATGGGAGGAAATAAATTAATTTATCAGACTGGAGGCGCTGCTCAAGAAGATAGTGTATTGGGGACTGTATTATTGGATAACCTTATTGAAACTCCATCAATAATAAACCAGATATATAGTGACTTATTACCATTACAGTTATTACAAGATTATTTAGATGGGTTCGATATGGAATATAGTGGGCTTGATGCTTCACGCAATTTATTAACACTAAGTCGCGAAGAATATATGGAAGATTTTATTACAACACTGGTAAAAATATTAAAAAATGATATATTCAATAATCAAAATGATATTATTGGTAATGATACAACAGCAGTATATACAACGTTTAAAGAGTTAATAAATACAAAATATGTAAATAAAAATGAAAAAGAAAAGGGAGAATTTATAGTTAGTTCTGAATTTACAAATGCTTTTAATAATGTTTATGAAAGTAACGAAACAAATCTTGGTAAGATAACATGGAAAGTTTTTTTGGAAAAAATTAATAAAAACCCTGTTTATAAAGATTCGATTATAACAGAATTAAAAAGTATTACTAACCAATTTATAACAGATATTTTAAACGATAATGGCGAATACTCTAGTAAAAATATTTCTGACTATATTAAAACACCTGAAGCAACTGATACTACTGATCAATATCTTGATTATATATTCATATCATTATTATGGAATGGGGAATATGATACGGATTGTAGTTTTAATACTCCTGAGTATGTAGGCTTAAACAATATACTATCAATAGATACAACTGAACAATATGAAAAATTGACTCCAAGTGTAGATAATGAAAATGCTAATAAATATGGTAAATGGGGAGATTTATTGGGAGAACCACAACAGCAAGAGCAAGAGCAAGAGCAAGAGCAAGAGCAAGAGCAACCGCCAGAGCAAGAGCAACAAACTTCGATAGATGGCTATATTACATATCTTAAAGATAACTACTGTTCCTTACCTAAGGAAAGAAAAACACAACAAAATAATCTAACCAGTATAAAACGAATAAAAGATAATTATGGCGATGTTGGTATATTTTATATATTATCATTAATAGTAAATACCATAAGTAATGTAGATTCTTTATATATACCGCCTATAAGTAAGGATTCAATAGAAGAGAATAGAATTATACTTGTTCCATTAGGTGGAGGAGATAGGGGAGTTATTACAAACATAACTTTTGAATCTTTTTTCAAAGGGATATCTGGTGTATATAATAAGGTATCCTCAGAAATTTCTAATACTAATACTATTACTGGCGGAAGTAATAAATATAAGACGTATAAAAAGACACATAAAAGGAAACATAAAAAGAAACATAATGGAAAGACAATGAAATCAAAAAATGTAATGTTATAATTTATTTTTAATTGATATAATAGATGAATTTCTCTCTATGAATTAAAAATAAATGAAATAAGGGATGTTGTATTTCGACTTGCTATATACAACTTTGGTGGAAAATAGAACAGCATAGTATTTACAAATTTGTCTAATAATGGTACATATACCTGAATAAGTGCGTTTTCTTTCTAAATAAAATAATTTGGCCTTGTGATAGTATTGTCTGAGTGATTCTACAAACGCATCATTGCTTTCATTCAATTCTCCACGCTTGTAAGAAGTCATGTTAAATATATAATATTTATCTGTTTTGTCACAATTCTTCTCTAAAAACTCAAATAAAATATTTTTATCTATATTGGATTTAAATGTTTGACTCATTTTATCTATATATTGTATATATACTATCTAGATAAAAGTATGTACCTAGTGGGGATAGGATTTTATATAGGATATTTTTATTTAGAAACTAGTTTTATGATATTGTTTGTAAATAACGCGAGTTCTATTTCATCCTCATGTATATTGTGAAAAACCGTAATATATTTACATAAAAGTTTTATAATTTCATATTTATGAGTTTCGCTAAAGAGATCAGTAGTTTTTACGTATAAAAAATAATTATCGTATATATCCATTACCGAATATCCTTTATCAAACAAGTCATAAAATATACAAACCGATTCTTTTAAATTCTCATGTAAAATAGATTTCGTATATTTTTCAAAGATAGCGAAACTAATATTAGTACAAACGCTATTGACCAAATCATACGTAATAGGTTCATTCATTATTTTAAATTTTTCCAAATAATTTAATAAAATACGTATTGAACCATTTGACACTGTGAGTACAAAATCGTCGGTTTTTGTATCAAGCTCAAGGTTTTCGAGTTTCTTTACTTTCTGTAGTATGTTATTTAAGTTTGAAATAGTTAAAGGTTTTATTTTAATAATAATCATTCTAGACTGTAATGTATCGATAACTTTTTGAACATTCGTACATGAAGATATAAAATGGACATTTGTGTTATATTTATCAATGCAATTGCGAAATACTTGCTGGCTTTGTTCATTAATGTTATCAATGTCATCTAATACTACGATTTTCTTTTTACCTGGGATTGAACATCTAGTTTGACAAAACGTTTTCACATCAGTTCTATAATATTGAATTCCTTGTTCTTTTAAACTATTGATTGTAAGTATATCATCACTATATGGAATATTACCGTAATATTCTCGCATAATGGCGTTAATGAGGCATGTTTTTCCGGAACCAGAATCACCAATAAACAATATATTAAGATTATTCATAGAAATCATTGTATTTAATATATTGATAATCTCCGGATCCATTTCAAAATCTTTGAAGAATTGAGGTTTATATTTATACATAAAAGGAACATTCATGTTATTTAGTTATAGTTATTCGTTAATAACTATTTAAGTAAATGTAATTATATATTATTAAATGGAAGATTATTACAAAGTTTTGGGAGTAGAAGAAAGCGCAAGTCAGGATGAAATAAGAAAGGCTTATCGTAAATTGTCACTCCTACATCATCCAGATAAAAATCCAGGAAATACAGAAGCAGAAGAAAAATTTAAAAGCATAAATGAAGCATATCAATCGATTGGGGATGACGGTGAGCGTAAAAAATATGACATGTCTAGAAAAAATCCTTTTGCGAGTATGTCAGGTGGTCAAGGTGGTGGCGGACATCCAGGAATGAATCCAATGGATGATATATTTAAAATGTTTTTTGGTGGGCAAATGGGTGGTGGAATGCCTGGAATGCCGGGCATGGGAGGATTCCCAACTGGTAATGTAAGAATATTTCGCAACGGACAGCCAGTCGATGTTAATATGATGAACAAACCACCACCCATCATGAAAAACATTGTTATTAGTTTAGAGCAGGCATATCAGGGTGCTCAAATACCTGTACAAATTGAACGATGGTTATTTGAGGATGGAATACGTAAATGTGAAAATGAAACATTATACATCCCTATACAAAAAGGTATAGATGACAAGGAAATGATTATATTGAGAGAAAGGGGGAATATAATGGATAGTAATTTGAAAGGCGATGTGAAAATTGTAATTAATATACAAAATACGACATTTTTTAAGAGGGATGGATTAAATTTAACGATAGACAAAGAAATATCATTCAAGGAATCGTTGTGTGGGTTTGATTTCATCATACCTCATATAAATGGAAAACAGCTACGTTTTAATAATGAAGCTGGTAGTCCAATTAAAGACGGACTTGTAAAGGTGATACAAGGATTTGGTATGGAGAGAGAAAATAACAAAGGAAATCTATGTATAAAATTTGCTGTTAAATATCCCGAGAGACTAACAAAAGAACAAATTGAACAATTAAAGGAGATATTATAATAATATGTATCTTAATAATAATATTATTATAGATATATACACCTTTGAACATTTAAAACGCCGATGTTATTTAAAATATATATAAAGATTTAACGCTAATATAATGAATTATGAGTTTAAAAGAACGATGTTCAAATATGGCACAGGCAAACAGATATATTGGTAATATTATAAGAACAATAAATAATGAAGAAATTATAGAAGATAGAATGATTAAAGAACTAGTTATATATCATCCTACCAAAAGAATTGATGTTAATAAAGTTGAGTGGTTTAAAATAAAATCACGACCACCATTTAACAAACCTGCTTTATCTTACAAATATAAAAATAGTAGAAATGAAGATGATATTTCTTGGAAATTATGTATAAGAAACTTATATGGAAAATATAATCGTGATGAAGAATATGAAAAGGATGTCAAAACTGCTTTTAGAAATGAAAGTCATATAGGAACAAAAAAGCAATATTTCATTAATAATACAACGATTAAAAATAATATTTTTATAGGTATATGTAATAATTGTAATAAGAAAACAGAAAATATAACTACTGACCACTATAAGTTATCATATAAAGAAATCTTTGATAATTTTATTAATATAAATAACATTAATTTAAGTAATATTGACATTTTTGAAAATGAAGATAATGAGATTAGAATAAAAGATGAAAATTTAGCATCAAAATGGTTAAATTATCATGATAATAAAGCACAATACAGATTGCTATGTAGTTCTTGTAATAGTCATTTTGGTTCTTATGGATATTAGTAAATTTAAATAATATGTATCTTAATAATAATATTATTATAGATATATAAATGAAAAGCTATAAAAATAATAGACACAAACCTAGCAATAAAACGCGTAAAAACAAGGTTTCAAGCAATAGTGGAAAAAAACAAATGATTGCATACATGTTACAAATGCTCATGACGGTAAAGTTATATCACTGGAATACATTATCATTTTCTGTCCATAAAGCCACCGATGAATTGTATGGGGAATTGAATACATTAATTGATCAGTTTGTAGAAGTACTCTTGGGAAAACATAACAATGTAGATGAGAGAAATAAACAAGAAATCCTCACAATAAAAACATTACATTTACATAATTATAAAGACAATGGTAAATTTAAACAACAGATGGAAACATACAAGAAATATTTAGTCGATTTAAATAAATATTTTAGTAATGGTGAAAACACTGATTTACTGAATATTCGTGATGAAATATTAGCCACGTTAAATAAGATTTCTTATTTATTAACATTGAAGTAATTTAGGTTCATTTGATTATAGGTCGTGTATTAGGGTTCATGCTCAGAGTTCCACAGAGCAACATTGTTTTCCATGTATTAAATTACCGTTTGAATCTAATGTTCCTGTACTCGATGTAGCCCTGCGTTTCAGAGCACGTCTAGAAGATGTGCTTACAGCACCGACTCCTGAACCGCTAGTATATTTATTGACTAAATTGGTTTTTACGTTTCCGGTAAAGAGTAATCTTCTTTGTCCTCCTCCGTTTGTAGGCATTATATATATTACATATAAATAAATATAATGCGAATATTTAAGAAATTCTACTGGAATCAATATCAGCAGATACTAAATAAATAGAATTCTCAGTAACAATAATATACTCAGTCTCGACCTTGTAAATTTTAGAAATAGGGCTAGTATATTCATCCTCGCTCTTTACAAGCAATTTTTCTTGAGTGGCTTTAACGCCAATAATCACCTCTTTATCGAGAGAAGCAGTCCAATAATCAGATTTGATTTCTTTATCTTCGACAATGGCTAATTTCCAAGCATGTTGAAGACATGTATTTGATGGTAATCTGTAACTATTTTCGGCAGTTTGAGAACTCATTATATAGGAAAACGTTATATATTCTTTAAATGGTTATAATAGTTAAAATATATTTTGTGCGCAATAATTTCTTGTTTGGTTTTCTGCTTTCTCCTATTCTATTTGTTTTCTTCTGTTTTCTTCTGTTTTCTTCTGTTTTCTTTTTGGTTCTTCTGTTTTCTTTTTGGTTCTTCTGTTTTCTTTATTTTAGAAGTAATATTGTAAAAAATAAAATAAAAAAATAGTATAGGCACAATGAAAAATCTAACATTAAGTAATGTTGAAAATTATAAAAGCGAGTTAGATAGTAACGAACATATTTTATTTTTAAAGTATGTTGGTTTAATTCACGAGTTATTTCAAGGATGTGCAGAAAATATTTATATTCAAAAAGATGATTATTTGAAATATATAATGATAAAAGGGATAAAAAATACAGTTTACATTTATAATTTTTTGTTATTATACACGAAAAATTTAGAATTAACAATATATCATACACAAAAGTCGATTATTTATTACATAGAATTTATTAGTCAAATAGGTGAAGATACGAATAATCTTCTGCAGCTAAATTCTAAGGACGCAACACTGTTTATTTTTAAAAAAACCATTTTCGAAGTGAATGAAGAGGTTCGGAAAAATTACAAAGAGAATAATGTAACAAATGTGAAATTAGAGACGTTACGGTTATATATCGATCTTTACAATAATATTATTGCGCAAGTGATTTCAGTTTATGATTTTAGCGAGAATAATACAACATCTCTACAAAAAATAATATTCACAAAATTGTATAACATAGTAGAAGTAGTTATTCAAATACCGATAATATATAAACATAATGCTATTCGTATTAAAGAAAAACTAAATTCACTACACTGTTTATTAGACGCGTTGAATAATTCTTACAACTATGGTTTTATAAATAAAAATTACTTGTATTTACTAGAATATTTTATAAAAAAAACACATACAATAGATATTGATTGTTCGAAAATATCAAATAAGCTGAGCATGAATGATATAGAAGAAAAATTACAAACCTTTTCAGTATGTAAAATATTTAATTATTTAGTGATATAATCCACTATAGATTACCTATAACTATACTAGTATGTACGTTCAAATTATTAGACAGAATCAAACAATAGAATCTTTTTACGAATTTTTTTCTTTCTTGTTTTTACTGGAATAGTTGTTTCGGCGTTATTTATGCTTTTAATATCTTGATATTCTGTTTCTAGAATTTTTTTAATAAAGTAGTAAATCTTATATAATACGTATTCTTCGCACTTTCCAACAATTAAAACACTACCTGTTCTAAATATCATAAAGGATACTTCATCAAAATCTTTATGGTTTGGAGGTTGCTGTCCAGTCTGTTCATTTTCTTCTTTTAATGTATTGTCGTAGTAAAATTTACTTTGAATACCTGGATATGAGCATGCGTCAAAATTACTATTGATACGGTATTTGTACTTTAATAAATCATATAATTTATCACGGTCAATATAGTAGCCGCAATTAAAATTGGAATTAATCAATACAGTCTCGCTTTTTTTACATAAATGTGTCAAATCTTCACCTAAAAAGGGTTGTAGTATGGTAACTAGTAAATTCAACACCTTCTCTAAGAACATATCACATTGAATTCCAGGTATTTCCATTTTACCTGTATTGAATACTTTGATATGCATCTCTTTAAATGTATCTGATTTGTCGTCATAAACGCGCATTATAATAACGAAACAGTTGAAAAACGCCCTCTTCTTTTTACTGCGATAGCTTAAAATGTCTTTTTTACATGTCCCTATGCTAATCTTGCGCTGATGTTTAAACTTAATTCTGCCTTCAGGATTATCTATATGTTCAATAATTTGTTCCTCATAACATTTAATATTAGCCAATCGCTGTTCGATAGCTTCTGTTTCTGATTTACATGTAGATGAATATTTAATTTGTTTTTTAACAATTCCATCTTTAGGTATAGAATAATCCAAAATAGGAATATCCCAAAATATTCTTTTTATATCAATATCTTGGTTGTTTAAATAACATATCTTGGTTTTCGTGGAAATATAAATGTCTGAACATTTAGGAATATTCGTTACATCGGTCAAATGGCTATTTTTCTCATTATTATCATTTTTTCTAATGTTTAGTTGTACCTCATCTTCAAGGTCATCTTCATAATCATTTTGTAGAAAACTTTCCCAATCATCATCAATACTTTCCATAACTATAGTTATTTATACTGCTTCGTTTAAATATATTTAATTAAACTTAAACGAATCAATTATTTTCTATATCTATAGTAAAATATGGAGAATTCTATGTATGAACAAACAATTGTGATTCCGATTCAGAAAACATCCTCTTTTGAAAATAAAGAATTAAGTTTAAATACTACATCAATAGACCCTACTACCATGTCTCCTCCTAATGATTTTATGAATAAATTAGTGAAGCGTATGGGTAGTTATTATTCACCGACAAATGCTTCATCTAGACCCACGTCTCCTTTCACTGCTACATCAATGACAAATAAAAATCGTTACTGTAAATAATAATTTTATCATAGTTTAAACTTAATTAAGAATATCATATACACTTAATTAAGAATATCATATACACTTATGTGCTAAGAAACGTCTTCATTTTCAATATAGTTAAAGGGAGCATATAATCTATATTTACTTCAGTTACATGCATTATATTTTCAGCAAATTGTAAGAATTCAGAAGTTAATATTTCTTTTTTGTGTCGAATAATATAATTAAGATAATTTTTGATTATATTTTTTTTTTCAACATTGTATTCGTTGCTAACTTTTGCAATGAAATCCATATTATATTTTAAATGGCATTTGCTAATATTGATAGATAATTCGTCCCATAACTCTTTTTGAATAATTTTTTTATCGTGGATAATTTGCTCATTCGATTGCATATAGTTGATCATACTTCGAATATCTGAATTAAATAATTTTTGAATGAGATGAATTGTATCTGAATTATAATATAACTTTTCTTTCTCGTTAATAATAGTTAAAAACTTTATAATGTCGTTTTCAGGTAATTGATTAAAACGGAGTCGAACAAATTCATTTTGAAGCGCTTCATCAATCCGACTAATATAGTTACAAATTAAACAAAAACGAACATTCGATTTGTAGTCTTGTAACAAATATCGTAACGCTATTTGAGCATTTTTTGTCATGTAATCTACCTCATCTAGTATGACAAATTTCATACCATCATTAAAAAGACTTTTTGAATTTACAAACGTATTTATTTGATTACGAATAATATCAATACCTCGCTCATCTGATGCGTTTAGATGGATCATTAAATTTTTTTGATTACATTTTTTTTGATATGATTGTATTAAATTAATAACACTCGTTGTTTTGCCGGTACCAGGTGGTCCATAAAACAATATATTGGGGAAATGTTCCATTTCTATGATATTTCCGAGTATTTGTTTGTTTATAGGATCCAGTACAATGTCTTCAAAAGTATTTGGTCTGTATTTTTCTACCCATGGAGTAAAACTATTCATTATGTATATTTAACACTTACCATTTAAATAAAATTGAATATACATAATATAATAATAAATGGGTAATCACAAATCAAAAATGACTGCATCTAATTCACAAGACGAATATACAAGTGGCTCACTACATGTATGTATTGGTCCTATGTATGCTGGAAAAACAACCAGATTAATTGAAACATATGAAGATATCATGTCTGAAGATAAGAAAACAATTGTATTGACACATTCTTCTGAAATTAGATATTCTATTGAGAAATTAAGTACCCATGATGAGAAACATATTTCTTGTTTTAAATACAATACAATTGATACCTTTATTCAAGAAAAGAAGGAGGATATTAATTCAACTGATTCAATTCTAATAGACGAAGCTCAGTTCTTTCCAGATTTGTTTGAGAAAGTATTGTATATGGTCAATAAGATGAATAAACATGTTTATGTATTTGGTCTAGATGGTGATTTTCAAAGAAATAAATTTGGACAAGTATTAGACCTTATTCCTCAGTGCGATACGGTTGAGAAGTTACATTCTACATGCAAGGTGTGTAGCGAGTCTGCTATATTTAGTCATAGAATGTTAGAATCAGATGAGCAAGTACTTGTAGGTAGTCAAGATGTTTATCAACCATTATGTCGAACATGTTATAACTCACAACAGAACCGGTAGATTCGTCGTTAAATATATTTGAAAACCATTTAAATTAACAACGAGTTATTATCTATAAAATGAGCCCAAAGACAACAAAAAACTCTAATAAAATATTAAATTCTTCCATTCAATCAGATAGTCAAGACGCGAATGTTGTAGAAAACGTATCAATCAATGATACAGAAACTACGACAGTTAAAACACCAGAACCGGTTGAAAAAAAGAAACGTGGTAGAAAAAAACAAAATGTAGTACTTGAGGTCGGAGAATCAATAGTGGTGGAAGAAATAGTTAAACCTCCACCCAAGAAAAGAGGTAGAAAACCCAAGGGTGGTAAAATTATTCAACAAACAATTGTGGTAGATGATAAGATAAATAATGAAGCAAATGTTATTTTACATTTGAAATGTTCATTAAGCGATATAAATGACAATAACAATGATATTGTAATTAATAATCCAAATAAATATACATACAATCCTAATGTAGAGAATATTCAAAGTTTTCATTTTGATAATAATTCAAATTCTACCAATTTTTTGATAGAGAAAATGAATAAGGATAAAGATGATTCAGATTGCGTATTGAATTCAACTACTTCAACGAATATAAATGATATAAATGATATAAATGATATAAATGATCTCGAAAAACAATATGAAACATCTATTAATAATAAATCATCTTGTATCGACAATTGTCAAGATTTATCTATAAAGAATGATATATGGGAAAAACTAAACATGTTAAAAGTGAATTTACATAATAACAATATTTATGACAAACGGTCGGCGTGTTTTTGGTGTACTCATGATTTTGATAATCCGCCTATTTTTATACCGAAAAATGAATTCAAAGATTCTTATCAAGTATATGGATGTTTTTGTAGTCCAGAATGTTCAGTTGCTCATCTGATGAATGAAAAAATCGATTCTTCTATTAAATTCGAACGTTATCAGCTATTAAACCATATATACGGCAAGATATATAACTATACTAAAAATATTAAACCTGCTCCCGATCCACATTATATATTAGAAAAGTTTTATGGCACATTATCTATAAAAGAATATAGAGAATTGTTTAAAACGGATCAATTATTAATTGTCGTAGATAAACCATTGACTCATGTTTTTCCAGAACTATATGAAGATAATTCTGATTTCATATTAAATCAAAGAACCATTCCTAGTAACTCTACGTTTAAATTAAAGAGAAAGACCGGTAATGTAAAAAAGATTTCAGTACTAGACACATTGACCGCTAATAAGGTATAGTTTAAGGTAATATATAATAAATAATAATATCTAGATGAATAATTATTATTTATTTTCATTTTTCGGTATTCATACTGTTTGATGATTGTAGAGCCATAGTACGTTGCTCATTCATTTTTTGTATATATTGAGAACGTTCTTGCTCCATTCTATAACCTTTAGCGCCAGTGTCCATGAGCGTACGTATTTCCCCGTATATTTGTTGATTAATAGTGGTCGGATTTTCAGATTTAGTATCTTTAATTCCAAAATAATTGTTTAATACTTTCATATAATTGTATTGTTCATTTTCTAATCTTTCTCTCGCCTCATCATTTGTAAGGTCTGATTGTCGGCAAACCATCTTTATAAGTTCTTCTTTAATTTGCTCATTTCTAGCCTTTTTTAATTGTGCCATTTTTTGCTTTTGTAATAATAAAGCGTCATCATTGGAAATATTTGGCTCTATTATGGTAGCATTAGACAGGTCTGTTATATTTATTGATATAGGGCTGGTCATATCATTCATTGTTTCGATCATTGTATATATATATATATATATTCCTTAAATCTTTTTTAAACCATATTAAACGCATGTCTATAGTTATGTTTAATGGAATATATTCAGAACAATACCGACAATTTAAATATGTATATAGATGAATTTCACACCTCAGTTAAAGCCGAATTTGAAAAATCGATTAATAAAATTTATAATGAAGAAATAAGTGTATATAAAGATGTTGTTGAGACGCTTGTTAAATTACCTTTTATTCAAAATATTATCAACGAAAATAAAATGTTAAAGGCTAGGATAGCTGACCTAGAAGATGGTAATACTGGCGTTAAACTAGAGATAACTGATAAGCCTATTTCTAAAAATATATTGGATATTGAGAAGATACCGTTTTATAAAGAGGATGGGACAAGCGAAGAAGATAGTGACACTGACTCTAGTGTAGATTCTACCGACGATAATGAAAAAACGGAAACAGAAACAGAAACAGAAACAAATACATATAATGATAATGAGAAATATAAAACTGTGTATGGCGATGATGGTGAAACGGTATGGCATGTGGAAAAAAACAAAGGAGTTATTAACACAAATAGTCTTGAACTTCATCATCCAACATCGTCATATATTGTTACACAACCATCAAATGAGATAGAGCAGGAGGAAGAGGAGGAAGAGGAGGAAGAGCAGGAAGAGGAGCAGGAAGAGGAGCAGGAAGAGGAGCAGGAAGAGGAGGAAGAGGAGCAGGAGGAGGAAGAGGAGGAAGAGCAGGAAGAGGAGCAGGAAGAGGAGCAGGAAGAGGAGCAGGAAGAGGAGCAGGAAGAGGAGCAGGAAGAGGAGGAAGAGGAGGAAGAGGAGGAAGAGGAGGAAGATGAGCAGGAAGAGGAGGAAGAGCAGGAGTCGTTAAATAATACGCCTACATTTCCAAATAATGTATCAAATAAACAATTAGATGAAGAACCTGAAGAAGAAGAAGACACTAGTGAAGTATTTGAAATTGAAATAGATGATGTAACTTATTACTGTGACGATGAAGAGAATGGAAATATTTACGAAGATGAAAATGGTGAAGTAGGTGATGTTGTTGGTAAAATCAAAGACGGCGAAGCATCCTTTTTCGAATAAATTTTATGCTGTTATAATATAAATGATTGATAATCTATGCCCGCCAGCAATATTATATTTAGGATTTTCATTAACGCAAATAATAATAGATACTTTCAAAGGAGATTATAATACTGCGTTTTTCAAAACAATAGTGATGTTTGTATTTACAATGCTTTTGAACATAATGTGTAAAAGAGGTCTAGGTGTTATTTCGTGGATAATTGTATTTATCCCTTTTATATTAATGACATATATAACTGCTGTATTGCTTTTTGTATTTGGATTAGCACCTTCAAGTGAAGAAACGAATTATAATGTAAAATATCCATCTGATTATCCAGATGAATTATTAATACAACGAAATCCACAAGAAGATAGCAACATAGAATAATAATAAATAAACTATATAGAAATCATTTAAAAATATAAGTTTTTAAATGATTATAGATGACGAACATAATATTTGACATGATGAATATAATAGGTAATTTATTATATTTAATGTATGAAACGTTAATGTTAGGAGGTATATTTATATTATTTCCTTTAGAAGATAAAATAGTTAAAGTTGTTTTACATAAAAAGTTTATTGAAGCATGTAATACATTCTGTAAAGACGTTTGTTTTGATATTACATGGAAAATGTGTGAAATAGTTACCATAGTACAAACGTCGTATAGAAAAACGATAATGCCGAATTTTCATAGATTGACGGACAATTACTTTAGAAATAGAAACGCGGTATTGTTGATAAAAAATGGAGAAGAGATTAAACAATTTAAATCGTGGCCTATGTTTGAACAAGAAAAAGAAAATATAGATTTCGATCTGATATTATATACAAAATATAATGAAGTAGAGTCAAAAAAGAATTATACATTAATTAGAGACAAATTGTTTCCTAAACTTTGTACTCCTTATGTATCACCAGATAAATTATTGAATAATAAATGCGATGTTAGCTTTATTGTATTTCAATTGACTACTGGTGGAAACAAATATGATATTCAATTAAAGGAGAATCGTAATTTCTTTGTAAAAGATAATGTATTGAAATATGCGTTTTTTAAGTGGTATATGAAACAAGTATATGACGTAATTCTATCTGAAGAGTTTAGTGTAAATTATATGACGAATGATATGTCACTGGCTACATTACATAATCCATTCTTTATAAAATTTAATGACGATGGAGTAACGTCCTTTTCATCTGGAAAACCAAAAGTAGTATCAATAGAAAAAGAAGATGATTCGGATACTGATGACACTGATGATGGTGAGGTATTATCAAATGAGGACATAGATGAAGACGAAGACGAAGACGAAGACGAAGACGAAGACATAGACGAAGACGAAGACATAGACGAAGACGAAGACGAAGACGAAGACGAAGACGAAGACGAATATATTAGACGAATATATGGACGAAGATATAGATGAAGTTAGGTCGTTAGTAGAAATGGCATACACAATAGACCAAGATATAATGATTTCAGAAAGACTAAAACATCACCTTGATTAAATAAATAATATTAAATAAATAATATTAAATAAATAATATAAAAAAAAATTGACAAGGTATATTATAATGGAAGACTCCCATAGTTTGGTTAATTCAATGATGCAACAACAACAACAACCTTCAGTTGAGCAGGAGAAAATTTCAGAAAAACACGATTTATCTGATGAATGGTGTTTTTGGGCTCATTTACCACACGATACTGATTGGTCATTAAATAGTTATAAAAATATTTATAACCTAGTGACCGCTGAAGATACTATTGCTTTGAATGAATCGTTACCGTCAGGGTTGGTAAATAATTGTATGTTGTTTGTAATGCGTAAAGGAATTACGCCACTATGGGAAGATCCAAAAAATAGAGGGGGTGGGTGCTTCTCATATAAAGTAAGCAATAAAACTGTATATGAATGTTGGAAAAGTCTAACATATAGTTTGGTAGGTGAAAGTCTATCCGATAATAAAAAACTACAAAAAGATATTAATGGAATTACCATTTCCCCCAAAAAAAACTTTTGCATCATCAAAATATGGCTGGCAACCTGTGATTTTCAAAATGCGTCACTTATTAATTGTAATAGTGGAATAGATGCTCATGGATGTTTATTCAAAAAACACGCACCTGAATATTAATAACTTGTGTATTATAGATAAAAAAAAGCAAAAAATATTATTTTTTATATCAATATAAAATATAATACAATGTCTCAAATGACAGATGAACAAATGAATGCTTTAGCTAGTTTAGTAGGTGAATTAAATTTATCACCAGTCGTAGCAATCCCGGAAAGCAGTGTTGATACAGGCGTTCCATCTAATATAGCTAGACCCATTAGAAGTACTAGATTTAGTGGTAGTTACGCGGAACCTGATTTACGTAAACGATTAGGAGGAAAAAAATCTAGAAAAATGTCTGGTGGTGGTAAATGCGAAGATAGTTGGTATGTTAATATGGCTGTTAATTCGGCAATTGTTATAAGTGGTACAGCTGCTGCCGTTGGAGCTGGATATGGTGGTTATACTGCGTTGGCACATTTTATGGACGCTTTTGGCTTAGATGCTGCAGTTAAAGCTAGTATTGGAGCTATATATCAAACTGGTATGGCTATTGGTAAAACAGTCGGTACAGTAGGAGCATCTGCTGCGTCAGGGGCTATGAACGTTGTCGGAAGTGCTGCTTCAGGATTGAAGAGCGCAGCACCTTCCATTGGAAAGACGGTTGGTTCTGTAGCATATAGTGGTGCCATGGCTGGTCCATTAGTAGCATTGGGTAGATATGTTGGTACTGAACAAAGCGCTCGCGATGATTTACAAGGTATATTATCTCGTTTGGAATCTCAATATACAGACTTAAATGACAAAATTGGCACAGTTACCCGTTCAATGGCTTCTAAAAAAGAACAATACACTAGCCAAATTCATGATGTAAGAAGCAAAATTGAAGAATACAATAATAATGCTCAAGCAGTTGCGACAGTTGCTAAGAAAAATGCTACGGATGGATTCGATTCTTTAAAAAGAGCATTATGTGGTGCAATTGATAGAGGAGTTAGTAATGTAAAAGAGATTGAAAATATATTTAATCCTTATTATGGAATGAATATGGACATCGCATTTGGTGGAAAACGAACATTAAGAAAAAGAAGTAGCTCTAGACGTTCAAAATCACGTAAATCGGGAAAATCAGGTAAGAAATCCAAGAAAATGAAATCTAAATCCAAAAAAGGAAAAAAAAGTGTTAAACGTCGTCATTCTAAACGCTCCTAAGTGTTAAAATGTAAATAATATATTACATTCATCTTAATTATTTTATTATACGTATAATATATAATAAAATAAAATAAATGTCTTTACATTTAAGCGATTTGAATATATCTGGTGTCACCAATAATGGTGAAAGAATATCATTTTCGATATCCGCGCATACGGATCGCGAAGACGAATCAATGTTAAATATAACAGCATTTAATAATGAAAGTTTCGATTTTTTGAATAATAGTAACGGTTCGCTTCACTTGAGCGACCTGAATGTTTCATCGTCATCTAATGGAAGTATGGATGATCATCCTGATAATCATCCTGATAATTATTCTGAGGGTCATACAACAATGGAAGGTAATAGTAGTTTTATGAATAGAACGGATGATTCTATATCGCCGATTGAACATTCTGATGAAAACCATGAATTAGATATGGATGGCAGTATTGATTTATCAGGAGGACGACGTAAAACACGCAAAACAAAAAAACGAAAGGGACGCAAGAAGCACACTGTCAAAAAATCTAGAAGGAAACGCAGAAAGCATACATATTAATACATCCATCTTTTATTTATACTTATATCTTCAAATGGTAATGGACTACAATGATTGTGATGCGAAACAGTATTCGACACTTTTTTTGTTAAATGTGTCAGTTTGGTTTCATCATAATTTTTTTTACTTCTAAACTCGATTTGACTAACACAATAACTAAAATCATTTTGTAATACAAACGCGTGTGTTTTTCCATTATATTTACCATAAAGTACGGTATGTCTTAAAATTTTATCATCATTTAAACACCATAAACATAGTGAATTATCATTAATCTTACAAATACGAAAATTACAATTGTCGCATCTTATTTTTCGCATAAACTTTATTTTGTCTTTAATTAAATCTTTTTCCAAATATTTCATATAATCTCCACAATCTTCACAAATATCAATATCCCCATTTTTATTTGGAAAATGAAAGCATTCATGCTCCATATCTCCTTTACATAATTTACATTCATCTGTTATTTTAAAATCCATTAGATTTGTTATATATACGTTTTAGTTATACTATTTAACATATTTTTATTTCAATTTTTCATATAATAATCGGTGTTTTAAATCTTCAATGGTGTAAATAGTTATTATATGATATAGCGTCTTTATCATATGATATAGTGTCTACATAACCGGTTATGTACCTCATGATCAAATCAGCTAATTATTTTAGTAAATTATCGTTATACCGACTAAAATTAAGCATTATTCTTAGAGGGTAGAGGACTCAAGCATAGCTTAATTGTACCTAGACTAGCAACATAGTACTTGACAACTAGGGGCAAATCATTTTCCAAATACATTTCAATTTGGCTACACAGATTTGTACATTTAATGAAATAACCGAGATTCTTTAGCGAGAATTCACCTTGAATAATTTTACTGGCGTCTTGTTTCTCAATAAATTCCATACCACCACTTGATTCTTCGCGCTTTACTTCGGCGGTAGCGAATTGTCCCTCGCATCTAAAAATGAGTTCATTTCCAACCGATTTGATTTCGAGTCTCTCAGAAATACAAGACAAATCGCGAATAATCTTCTGAAAATCGGAAGAAGGAAGATTAATGACGGAAGAAAAATGAACATTAGGCTCTTCAAATTCATCCGAATCCGGTTCAATCAATCTTAATTTTTGCGTTTTACATTGTTTAATGTCGCCATTCTCAAATTTTAATCCGAGAAACGAAACAATTCCGTCGTGATAATCACTATTTTCAATGTAAATAGTCAATGTGTCATCATTATCAATCGAATTAATCAACTTGAACAAATGAAACATATTTACACCAACAACAATTTTGTCCTTCTTACATTCATAATGCTCAAAGTTCTCGGCAGCAAGAAATAAGTGAGCCAACATTGTATGTGATTTGTCCATATTGATAATACGAATACCATCACTCTTGAAAGTAATATTGGTTTCCAGTAAAATATCTTTTAGAGCAGTCATTAATGTTCGAAATGGAGCAATTTGCACCGTTTTAATTGTTAAAACATTGTTTTCACTATTCATACCTATAATTAATTTTTATGTAAAAATCTTTAAATAGTTATGCGTTTATATTTAAATTTTAATACGATTTATCAGAATTGTCCTCTTCAAGAAAAATCAAAAATAACGATTAATAATATTGTAGGCATATTATATACATACCAACATGAAAGTAAAAAATGGTTTTAAATATAAAAAAAATGGTTGGACCTATATATCTATTCAAGGAGAGCCGTATGAAAGAGGTGTCGCTCATGGAACCTTATTAAAAGACGAAATTAAAAAGTGTCTTACCACTATGGAATGGAACTTGTATGATTCACATGGACTAAAAATGGATTTTTTCAAGGAAATAAGCAACTTCTTTTTCAAGAAAACAATCGAGGAGAATTTTCCAGAATTTTTCAAAGAATTAAGGGGAATTGCAAAAGGAGCCAAAGTAGATTTAGAGGAATTAATCTTATGGAATAATATTGCTTCTCTCGATTATGCTTTACCAAAGTTATCACTTTATTTAGACGAGATGCCTCATTTGAAAGAAAAATACGGTCATTTACTAGAAACTCTTCCATCCGGAGGACAAATGGAAGGGGGGTCTAAATTGGTGAAGCATCGTGGTTCAAAAGACAAATGTTCCGCTTTTATGGCTCTAGGTGATTATACTAATGATGGAAAAATTTGTTGCGCCCACAACTCCTTTGATAATTTTATTGATGGACAAACATTTAATATTGTATTTTATATTAAACCAAGCAAGGGTCATCGTATTTTGTTTCAAGGAGCACCCGGATATATTTCTAGTCAGACTGATTTTTTCATCAATAGCAAAGGATTTATAGGAACTGAAACAACTATAGGTGGATTCAATGCTTATAAACACGGTGATCCAATTACATGCAGAATACGAAACTGTATGCAATATGCCAATACTTTAGACGATTATGTCGCCTTTTTAAAAAAAGAGAACTCTGGAGATTATGCCAACTCGTGGTTAATAGGTGATACAAAACGAAATGAAATCATGAGAATAGAATTAGGTCTTGAATATGTAAATGTAGAGAGAAAAAAGAATGGTTATTTCATTGGATTTAATGCTCCTTACGATGCACGTATTCGGAATTTAGAGTGTGTAAATAGTGGATTTGATGATATTCGAAGACATCAAGGCGCTAGAAAAGTACGTCTTGAAGAATTGATGGAAAAAAACAAGGGGAAAATAAACATCCAAATAGCGCAATCCATAATAGCTGACCATTATGATGTGTATTTAAATAAAATCAATTTATGTTCTAGAACTGTATGTTCTCATTACGAATTGGACGATAGAGCCTTTATGAGTCAAGCCGACAGACCATTACCATACCAACCTAGAGGAGCGGTTGATGGATGTGTAGCAGATACAGAGTCGTGTAAGAATATGGGGTTTTATGGTCGCTGGGGTTCTTCATGTGGAACACCATTTGTCGTAAAAGACTTTATAGAAAAAAATATACAATGGAAACGATATGCGCCATATTTAGTGGATAGACCATCTCAACCATGGACTTATTTTACAGCGAGCGATAAAACGCCAAATACTAGTAACAATGCTAGAACAATAAAACGAGTAAAAAGAAAAACGAAACAGAATAAAACGAAACAGAATAAAACGAAACGTAGAAAATCAGTTCGCTCAAAAGAGTAAAGTAATATCATTGATAATTTTAATTATTTTAGTTAAAATTATTAATATATCTAAAAACATATTATATTATATTACATAAATAAATAATGTATAATGACAATCATAGTCATAACGATTAT